ATTCTGTAGTTGTGTCAGGTTCATAGTTGTTGTAACAACTCCAGACGTGCCAGCAGTTCCTGGCGTTCGTCATTATCATGGGCTTTCGCCTCGACTACGAGATCCGGTTGCGTCTCTGGCTGGTCTGCATCCCGCAGAGAATCCCAGACTACAGGGGCAAGGCGCTTTGCGCTTGACCGGCTAAGACCGACTGCATCCCGCAGTCGACGCTCTACAGACCGCAAGGAAGCGGGCTGGATACACTTGGCACCGTGCATGGCGTAAAGCTGCTTTGCACGGCTTGCAAATTCATTGATGATAGCGTCAGCCATTGAAGCATCAGCCACCATAGCGATACCTTCGGACATGGCTTCGTAGTAGGCTTCCAGGCCTTCATGCACTAGATCCGCTTCCGCCATCTTGAATAACTCGGCGGCGTACTCTTCCGGGGATTGCTCTAGCATCGGCTCAGGGGTCATCTCTTCATCTTCCATCTCGCCCATGCCGTAGTACTCTTCTAGCCCCTTTACAGCGTTACGATACTCAGCAGGGGTCGGGGTAATGCTTGCCTCAGCGATAGGCCAGCGTGTGATTTCAGCTGCACCACCCATGCTCTTGCGCTCAACCATGTGAGCGGCAGCACCGGATGAAAAGCCCATCTTGCCTTGCTTGCACAGCTTCGCGATCATCTTGCCGTACTCATCGGCCATGTCTAGCTGAGCCTCATACCAGAGTCCCTCATCGGTCATCTTGATGAAGCCAGTACCGATAGACTTCTTACCTACCGCGCTATCCATACCGTGGTGGTAGTAGACGTTCAGCGGTACGCGCTTGCCCGACTCCATAGGGAACCCGTAGTCGGTTGATGCGGTGAAGTAGTCACCCTCTAGGTCTGCGGTCTTGGTATCGCCAAAGCGCACCAGGTACCCCTTGACATAGCCAAGCCTGTCGCTCTTGATACCGTCTACTGTAGATGTCAGCACGTCCATATGATAAGTATCCCACACCGTCATTTTCATAGGTAAGTTGTTAGATCCGGTTCGTATCCTTCAAGCTCACGTAGCGGCCGTACCCGTGTAGTAGGCCCCCAGTCAGCATTAGGCAACACGGTAACCATGTCGCTCAGCGGAAGCCCCTCAGCGTAGAGGGCATAGCGTGACGCTCCCATGATGGCAAGCTTGTTAGACTCCGACAGACCAGCAAGGATGCGCTCAGGAGTCGCTACCGGTGGCCTTGTGTCAGGGATGCTACTATCCCCGGTAATCTCTGCCCAAGACATCGTAACCGGCACCATGACACACCGGCAGTTAGGGTGGCTTGGCATAATCTCATCGGTGGTTGACAGGGTACCGGACAAAGCCAAGCAAGCCAGACATACCCGGCTATCCTGCGTGGCTTGCCGTCGGTATCCTTGTACCGCCGGGTTCTGGGTATACAGCTGCCGCTGGGCTTCACGGGCGCTTCGTATCATCTCAGTGCGTGCTATCGTCTCTGCTCGGTATCGTCCGATGTCAGCCGCTTTGCGTACCCGCCGTGCTACCGTCCGTGGGCCTTCACCAAGGCTTATGCCCTGTACCAAAGCCATCTGCATGGCATCGGTTGTCACCTGCGGTATGGACGCAAATAGCTCACCCAAAGGGCTTCCATCACCCGCCATGCCGACAAAGGCTTGGAGTTGTTCGTCGGGTAGGTTTGTCCAAGAACTTCCGAGGGAGACGTTCGCCGGCTTACGACCTGCCGCCGCTTCAACCATGCCGATGCTCGCCTCATTCGCAAGGATTGCACTTTGGAGTTGTCCATCTGCGGTAATCGTTGCCCCCTCGATTGCAAACTTTTTGAGGTTCTTTCCAAGTTCTTCGATATTGTCAATGATGCGTTGCCGCATCCACAAGATGGTGTCGGACGGGTCTTCGCCGTTGGCTTCACGCTCGGCTATCCTACCTTCCAGCGCTTCCAGCTCATCGATGCTTGCCTTGGTAGCGGCTTTGTATGCGCGTTGCATCCGGGATATGGCTACGCCTTCACGCTCCAGCAGGTCGTTCCGAAACTTCTGGGATGCAGCATAGATCCTGCCCGTGCCGTCATCTACTCGCTTGAGCTGGCTTCCAGCTCGTATCCGTAAAAAGGGTGGCTCTTGTACACTACCCCCGGAGTGCAGACATGGTCTGTATCAAGGCTCTTGCCATCAGGCTGCATAGCGTCCCGCTTGGATGTAGACCAGCGGAAGCCAGCATCACCGCCCCACAAGTCCCAGGCTACACGCCCCGGACTAGGGAAGCCGTCTTCACCGGCATTGAAGCCTTCAGCCTTTTTGTCTACCTCATGACGGGAGAAGAAAGAATACATCCGCAAGATGGTGTCATCACTCAGGTTCTCACCGTTTACGATTTGGTTAGCACGAGCAAGCCCTACCCGCGTGCCACCATCGAACCCTTCAGCCTTCCAGTCAAGCGCGCGCTGTGCCGCTGTCCGCATGGCTTGGGTTGGTCGTGCCTTCATCTCGTATGATCGAACTGCCGGAGTATCAAAGCCTCCGGTGCTTTGTACTGGGATGGCTTCCGGGTGTAGCTGCCCTTCATCCTCCGGCACGGCTTCAAGCCCGGCTATCCGCTTGGCTTCCGCACGGTCGATAATGCCAGCCTTGTACAGGCGCTCTGCACGCTCGGCTTCAGCTGCAAGGTCATCAGCCAGCGCCCTGACAGTTTCCAAGTCATACTGCACAAAGTCACCCTCTTGGGTCTCTGGGTACTCTGGCAGGAGGTCAGCGGTAATCGCATCGGCAAGGGTACGCAGGAGTGGCACCATGCCATCTTCCCATGCTGCCTGCTGAGCCCTCTCATAATTGCTGTACGTGCTTCGCTCCAAGCCGGAACCAAGCCCCAGTACCATCGGGTTGATGCCAAGGGCTGAGCAGATACGCTCCTCAGGAACACGCCTCACGGAATCTAGTGCAAGCTCTGACGGCGTAAGGCTCACCCGGTCGAGTTTGTAGGCACCAGTCATAACCACGATGCCGCCGCTACCGTCACCGGTAAGGTCTTCGTGTAGTTGTCGCTTGACCTGTCTGGCATCATCCATCGAGATATCTACGGTCTGGTCTTTGGCATCAGGGCCGACAATCAATGAAGGCATAGCACCGTTCGCAAGCAAGCCATAAGCGGTAGTAGATGCGGTGTTATCGGTGGCTATCTCACGCAGTACCGCCATGACCGGGCTACGCCCAAGGCGGATATCCTGCGGGTCACGGTTGTAGCGGATATGGATAATGTCAGATACCGGGATGTCAAAACTCCTACCGTCCGTGGTGTAAACGTAGTGCGTTAGCGGGTTGGTACCATTGCCTACCGGTCTAACCATGTCCTGCGGAAGGAACTGTAAAGCAGTCACCACGCCACGGGTTGTAGATCTAATCTTTCTCAAGTACGTGTTGCCGAAAAGTTTGTAATCCTGAATGACCCAGCCCCAAAATAGGCTACCCATAATCATCGGATCCGGTTGAGCCATCAGCTTGATTACCGGATGGTCTTCTACAGGCTCTGCTTGCTGGCTATCTACCGGTCGATAGTACCGCGCGGTTGCTTGCGGATAGTTGCGAACGTACCAGTCGATAGCGCTTGCCACGATGCCGTTTAGCCCAAGGTCACCGGCTATGCGTGACCAGTCCTTAGTTGAGCCAGGGAGCGCACGGCGTAGCAAAGTCTGCAGCTGACCGGAGCCGTACCCTGTTAGGTAGATGTCCCGTGACTGGGACAAAGGCAGCGGTAGTGCTTGTGTCGGGTTGGCTGCGGCTTTTCTGCCGAGGAAGCGGTCAAAGATACCCATGCGCTTAGTATCCCACAGAAGGGCCTACGGCCTGCTCCGCTCAAAGAAAAAGCCCCCTTGCGGGGGCCTGTGTGGCTTGGTGGTTTAGTTTAGTTCGTAAAGTCCACCCTTGTATTGTTTTGCTTGTTCTGCATCCATAAAGGATAGTTCGCAGTGGCGGGTAACAATCTTGCCGTTGTTGAGTGTACACCGGGTGTTTAGTACGATATTCCAGTACATCGACTCATTGATCAACTCGTTGTAGGTGTATGTTCTGCCTGCATGATAAATATCAGCAACTGGCTTTGTCATTACGATTAACTTACCGGCTGCCTGTGCAATCTCCAACTGCTCCATAACCATCGCTGTGCCTTGTGTTTCCATTGTCTTATCTCCCTGCTTGATGTCAACAATATACATTCTAAGTATATATACTGCAAGTATATAAGTGGGCATATTTTAGACCACAAAGAAAAAGCCCCCTTGCGGAGGCTTTCTTGTTTTCGCAACTTATCTTTTCTTTTTCACCATGTAGGCTTTTGCTTGGGCAATGCGTACAGTTCGATTCCATCCCTCAACCCATACATGATTCTGATCTATTTTTACAATCGGCCCTTGAATCGCGCATTGCTCTTCTACATCTACGCCTAACTCGTTAGTCATAATGCGAGGATAGAAACCGCCAGCCATCTCGCCAAGTTGTGGTCTGAACATATTGATTTTCATGTCGTGATTATATACTTAGATTGTATATACTGCAAAGATATAAACTAGACGGCACCCCAACCTTTACGCTGCCCACAGACTTGCCAGGCGTAGGCCAGAGCGTCGACAACGTCATCATGCCTACCAACAGGGAAAGATAGCAACTCATCCTCAAAGTATGCCGGTAGGCCTTGGCAGTGCATTACCTGCCCTTGCTCGTAGCGGGCTTCCAGTGGCCCAAAGCGGGTCACTTTGTCCCTGTCTGGCCGGATGCCCCTAATAGGTAACTTGGTGCGCCTTAGAAGTTCTTGCACGACAGCGGCTTGGTATTGCACCTGCTCGATGCCGATCATAGATGGATTCCATTTAGCGGCCATTGCTTCGATGAACCGCAGGACGGAAGCAAAGTCAGCGCGGGTACGGTTGATGTCTCTTACGTATATTGTGCCTTCTTCATCCCGTGAGACAACAGCCACGCCGGTGTAGTCAGCTTCACTCTTGGTTGATATAGCCAAGTCAACCCCAATGTAGGTCGGTAGTCCTTCAGGGCAATCGCCATATCGTACCCACTCCCGCTTGATACGAGCGCCCGCAGCATCGACAAACTGCGCTAGGTATTCCTGCCGGAAAGCAATGCTCGGCAGGGACTCTCCCGCCTTGGCTACTTCCTCCGGATCTATCCAAGGGTTAGCCGTGGTGGGCATTTGCCAAGCCATCCAGTCAGCATCCGTAGCGGCTTGATTGTAGAGGATGCGGAAGTAGTTTGAGCCTTTAGGCGTAGATAAAAAGAAAGCATCACCCTTGTAATCGGTGAGCGTTGGGCGTATTGCTTCCGTCCAGGCTTGCTCCAGATGTCTAGCCATTGCAGCCTCATCGATGATGACCCGCTTGTACTTTCGACCACGGGCAACGGTGCTAGGGTCGTCCAAAGTCCAGTAATCGATTGCAGCCCCGGTTATCAACTCGATGCGCGGTGCCGGTGTCTGCACTGCTCGCCTGATGACAGGAGCATAGATGCGCTTATGGTCGTTGTACGCCTCTTCTAGGAGCCGGTAGGTAGGCGCAAACCAAGCGCACGGCAGACCGTCACGCAGTACCGGATCGGATAAGAGGTTCCCGCCAAGAGTTGTTTTTCCAAATCTTCGACCTACTCAGCCACAGGCAAGGACGTTGAATCGCCTTGCCTGTGCCATTATCACCTGCTGTGCTTCATGTGGTCGGGGAAGAACCAATCGTATGTCAGGCATTCGGCTTATCAGCGTACTCCACGATTACCTTAACCGGTGATCCGTCTGCTCCGGTTTGTTCTACACGACTTGACCAGTCGGCCTTGTGTTTACGCTCTAGCCACCATGCTGCCGCTTGCCAAGTGCTATCAGCTGCCTTTTGTATGATGGCAACGTTACGAACCTCGGCATCGCCCTCTGCTTTTTCTATAGCGTCCGCAAAATGCGAATTAGATTTTAACCAGTTGGCAAGTGTGTCTTGTGAGATACCAGCATAAGCACAGGAAGCGCGGCGTGTATTACCTGCCCTCAAAGCTTGTGTGATTCGCTGTACTACATCTTCGTTGTACTTTGTTGGTCTACCTGCCATGGTTAGCCTCCTGGAGCGTATCGGTCAGACTTGCACTGCCTTCTTCTAGCTGGTAGCCAGACGCATCACTATCAATGCTTGATACGCACGTTTTACCTTTATACATGGAGGCACCAAGGCGTGCGATTTCAGTATACGGCAACGTTTGAACGGTAAGCCGTGGTGCCCATTCCGGATCTATAAACTTGACATACCGCAGCATGAAGCCAGATATGGGCTTTGCTCCTCTTTGCTTCCAATACCCACTGTTTTTCACAGGGTCATTGTTTAGGGCTTTATCTGCCACGATTGTGCCATCCGGCATCAAAAGCATGGTGCTATTCTTTTTCACAGCAGTAAGTAAGAATCCAGACGCTCGATAGATTGTGCCATCCCCGCACTGGCATCCATCAGCAAATGTAACAATCCACTTGACCTGCGGAGCGTGCTTTTTGATTAGCTTGCAAGCAATCGCCAGGCATCTAGATTCTGCGTTTTTAGGCAATGTGTCATCAAACGCCATGCGGTTGAGTTCTAGGAAGTTATGAAATCCAGTCCCGGTAACAAGTGCCGCAGTTTTGTGTTTGTCGATGCTTGGCCCAAACTGCATCACGCCATGCAATGCACCCGCGTGGAACGCTCCAATATGCAGTTGGCTGTTTTGTGTAACCTTGCCGCTGTAATGATGCTGACATACAAAAGCGTTTGCAGTCTTGGAATCTATCGGCTTCAGCGTGATTGCCTTAACGTCCACTTAGGTACACCTTGGCAATGTGGGCAATAGCGTTGCCGTTAGAGTTTGTATTATCCGGATGCTCCTGCATTTCACCCTTAGCCCGATCAACGGCATTATTAATCGTCTCGCACTGCTCATCGTGAACGATGAAAGTCATCTGCCGGATAGGCTCACGGTCTACATCAGGCACTTTGTCGAATCCATCCGACCATTCGGAATCTTCAGGGTGCGTCAAGGAATCAATCAGCGCATCAAGGTCACCTGCCGAGTATCCCGTACCGTCAAGCCCGATAGGCGTGTTAGCAAGCTCCGCCAGGATGTCGGTAATCTTGGTTGTGTCATCCTGCCCGATACGGGTAGTCCTGTTGTCTACTACAAGAATGCGCAGCTCTTCTTCGGGTGTAACGTCAACCCACTGAACAGGCACTGTTTCCCATCCTAGAGCCTTGGCAGCCATCACCCTATGATTTCCCGCTAGGATGTGCTTAGTAGCCGTGTTGACCACTACAGAGCCGTACCAGCCATTGACTGCCAACGACTTCTTGATGGCATCCACATCACCGTGGTTGGCGTTGCGTGGGTGATGCTTGAGTAGGTCAATAGCGACCTGCTCAATCCCCTTGTTGATAACTCTATTTGCCAAGATTGATATCTATCTCCTTCGCGGTTTCCCATACGAGGGCATCCCGCATCTGTTGCTCGCTGATGCCTTGCTTTCGAGCCATCTTCCGTACATCGTTATACAGCCACCGTGTATAGAGCTCGTTGTATACCGCAAGGCATCCAGCACCAAGCAGGACACCGAGTGCAAAAAGAATCACTTTACTATTACCCAATCAGCTGCCAAGATGTCAGCACCGCGGAAGTAAGCAGGGCCGGCATGATGCCGGGTACCTGCGCCGTCAAGCTTGTACATAACGAGCTGCCCATGGCTGATGGCGTAGTGCAGCCGAGCGCCATCGCGGCAAAGGTATCGCCCTTCCTTCAGGTGAACCATAGCCCCAGAGAACGACATCCGGCATTGTGGATGCTTGGTCTCAGGGGCAAAGGTTGCCACTGGATCCGTGCAGAGCTGCTGGTATCCAAGCCTTGTGGCGTATGCGTGTATCTCAGGGTCACGCAACCACTTCTCAACGCTCTGCCGCCTAACGATGTTATCGGCTTTAGACCAGCTGCCGGTTTCAGAGAATATTTCCATCGCTTGCCGGATGCGCTCCTTCTTCTCCTCAACACTAAAGGCTACTGCCATTTATCTCCTCCGCTTCTTTGGCTATGCGATCAGCATATGCCGTGTCCCTGGTTGCCACGTAAGCCATGTACCAGAGCGCCTTGATGGCATCGTCTGTAGCTGTACCTTTGTGGGGGCATCGTTGCAGGTACTTGATGACATTGCCCGTTGCAAAGTCTAACCCCCAGTCGTCAATCACGCTGAGGGCCTGAATCTTGGTTGTCCGGTAATGACCGGTCAAGGGGTTACCGCTTCGCTCTTAGACATCATGCGATCGATGTTGTAAGAAACATCCCAGATGTCTGCGATGACATCAGCCACCTTCAGGTTACCAATCCAGTATGGATTCTGGATGCAATCGCCGAACCAGTTATTGCAGTCAAAGATTCCGGTGTCCTCACCGGTCATAGCAACCATCAGGTGCAGGTCACCCTTAGTCATGTGAATCTCGCTATGGTCGCTGGATACTTGAATCTGTAGCGGGCAGTCGATTACACCAAACGGCTCAACCCGGTTGATTGCCTGCTGTGCGAGGTCGGTTATAACCTCAGCGATTGTCTTTGTTGTTTCTGTCATCTTTTATCTCCCAAGAATGGCAGGAGCCGTAGCCCCTGCCGGTTACACGTTACCCGTATTTATTCGCCTGCAAACGGATCTACGATGTCATCCATGGGCGCAGCCTTGCGGAGCGGCTTGATAGCTGCAACCTTGACTGGCTTGACGGTCTCGATGACGTTGGTCAGTTCCCCGTTCATCTTCTGGCGGGTTCCTACCACCACCTGCCATTGCTTGGCCTTGAGGGCTTCAATGTCAAGGGATGCGAACTGCTGGCTAGTCATGCGTCCAACCATGCCATCGAGCAGGATTGTGAGCTTTGCCCGCTCGTTACCGTAGAAGGTCTTGGTGTACTGGATGAACCGGAACGGCTGGCCATCGTCATCACCAACCTCAGTAGTTTCAAAGACCCACTTAAAGTTAGGTTCCATTACGTCTGGGTTGTCGAATGACTTACCCTGCGTTGCTTCGCAATCAATCAGCGCACAGGCGTAAATGCCTGCCTCTGCCACGCTGTACTTTTTCCCGCTGCCTTCCGAGAACTTCCCGTGCTGTGCAAAAAATCCCATCGTTTCTCCTTTGATCCACTGGATCTATAAGATGTCGGCAGTGCTGCGGGAGACCCTAACGCCTGAAGCCCTTGCACCACCGACACACCAAATATATACCCTAAGGGTATCAACTGTCAAACACTTTTTTTGAGGCGTCCCCGGTGCATCTTCTCAAAGCCAGTCTGGTCATATGGAATCATCAAGTAGGTATCCCACTTGGACAATCCATCAAGGGTGCAGAATGGTTGCCATGTTCCATCCCAGTGAACCAGTACAACCTTGCCATCCTTGAGCCGCAGGTAGGTTTCTCTGTCATCCCGGCGTACCCATCGATCTAGCGAAACCTTACCACCGTACATCAACCATGCACGGGCAGCGTGCCAGCGGTTTTCCCATATAGGATTCTTGCGCTCTTCCATTGCCGCAGCTTGCAGTTCATCCCAGTTCATCGGAACAAGTTTCCGTCTTTCCATTTTGTTTCTATTCTTCCTTGGCGATACCTGTACCGGCGCCTATGCGCCAGGTACATGGTTCGCTCTTTTAACTACCCCTCCAGCCCTCTCTTTCGGGCTGGGGGGTGAGAGTCTGAGAGAGGGGGGTATTTCAAATGTGTACTTATAAATACTCTTAAGGGGATACACCTTTTTAGTACACCTTTTTAACGCCTGTAATACTTCCCTTCACGGCAGTCAATGAGCTGTAGGCTGACGGCATCAGCGATGGTTTCCCACACTAAGTTTCTGCCTTTCTTTATGCCAGCACAGATGCCGTTTTTGGTCTTGCCTGGATTGTCAGCCACGTATTGGACAATACGATCTAACACTTCCGATTCAGACCCAGCACTGGTTATCTGCTCAAGGGCAATCTGCCCTGGAGTGTCAACGTTCAAGCGGTATACAAAGTGAACCCAGTCATCCTCCCCAATGTGCCTGTGTTTGACCGTACGGACGTCATACGTCTTGGCTTCGATGTCGTGGTAGATACTTAGCACCATGTCGGCTTGTGCGGCCAAATCAGAGGCTCCACGCATACTGTCCTGAGTGATAGCCGTACCGGGTGCAGCCTTCTTGTTGTGGTGCAAGATAATGACTGCCGCACCTGCATCAATCAAATCTTGAAACCGGTCATAGAGTTTAGCCACGGCGTTGTTATCGTTTTCATCCATGCCGTGAACACGCACAAAGGTATCAACAATAACGAGCTGAATCCGATGCTCTTTGATGTACTTCACCAGTGTGTTGATGTGATTTTGTTTATCTACCTTGGTGTTCTTTTTTTGGATCACGTGCAAGTCTGGGATGTCATCTGCGTGCATCATGCAAAAGCGTCCCCAGAATCTTTTAGTTTCGATTTCTTCGTTGATGTACAGCACGCGTGTCTGTGTAGTTTCAATGAAGTGACACCATGGCCTACCGGAAGCGCAAGCAATAGCAAGGTCGATACCCAACCACGACTTCCCAGAGCCCGAACCTGCGGCGATAAAGTGCAAGCCCTTGTGGATTATCATGTTCTCAGCAATCCAGTCTTCTTCGGGGCAGTTCATACCCTCTTGTTTGAATCGCCACCAATCCCAGATTTCTAACTCTGGTTCTTCCTTTGGTTCAAGTGATTTGATTTTGTCGGCGAGAAGTTCGGATGCCGCCATCTGTTGGGTGTAAAGTTCTCGCACGCCTTCATCCCACTGCGCCCAAGCTCGTCCGACCTTTTCGCCAACTTCCCATTCTGGTATTGGTGGTTCAAGCCAATCACTATTGAAAGACCTAGCGGCAGCCAGCCCACCCATGTAGTCGATGCGGGTAGAACGGAGGTATCCAACGTAAGCGGTTAGGGCGTTATCTCTGCCACCGTATACACCACCGCCTTCGGGATGCTTCTGATAAAGCTTTGCCAGAGTACCGTCACCGTCATACTCGCCGGGTTGTCTTTGCTTCCGCTCCGGCTTGGCATCCGGTACAAGAGGGATATCCCAAAAATCGTTAGTCTCCAAAGTAGTGCCTCATAATCTCCGGCAAGTCAGCGCGGACAATAGCCAGCAGGAATGTCCATCGTGCATCAAGTTTGCTTTTTACGCAAGCCTGCTCTAACTCCAAAAAGAAAGTGTCAAGGCATCCGGTGTAGCGTCCGGAAGCGTGGCGTATCATCGGGCTTGCGTGTCCCAGCTCGCCAGCCTTAGCGGAAGCCAGCAGGGCATCAAGCCTATCATCGCCGAACTCCTCAACCAACAAGGAAACCTTGTAGGTTGGCTTCATACCGCCGCCCTTCAGCAGCTGCACCGGCTTAGGGTTGTTGGCATCTTTCCAGTTGATGGTTCCCGGTACGCGCAGAATCCGATCTACGTTAGCCACGTTGTCGGTGCCGGGTAGTATGCTGTTCGCAAAGCTGCGCACCTTGGCTTCCACCGCGGTACGTTCTTTGGGTGAAGTTACCCGCATGGGTGTAGGTGCAACCTTGTAACCGTGCCATCCGTTACCGGTTGCTACCACGATGTCGCAGGTATTAAGCAGGTCTAAAGAACTGCCGGGTACTTTGGAATCTAGATCGAGCCAAAGCGCCCCGACCTGCTCGATTGAATCCTTACCGAGCTTACGTCCTGGCCCTTCAGGTGCAGCCCTTGGGCATACACCAACGTACACATCGTAACCACGGATCGCAAGGCTGATGATGTGCTGGGTAAGGGCTTGACCCTCTTCACCCCGCAGACAATGCGGCAGCCTGTAGGTGGTTCTGTTAGCGTGGGGCTTGACCTTAGATAAAGGTCGAATCTCGATGAAGCCGTCTTGATACGGCTTGAAAAGATGCCGGAGAAAGGCGATAGCCTGACCCGCATCCGTGGCAGGAGTTGCCATGGTGTTTCTACTTTCTGTGTGTTGTTTCCGTTCTTGCGTGGAGGCTCCCGGGGATCAGCCGGGAGTTGGCAAAGCCTATTCCACACAGAAAGGAACACTCACATTATACATCGAAAGTAAAACCGACGTGTTCGGATATCGCCTTGGCAGCATCGTGCCAACTATAGGCAACAATGAACTTGTACCCGTGTGGCTGAAGCGCATCACGGAAGGATACTTGCCCCGGTGTTAGCCTGCCCTTACCGGCCTTCATCTCAACATAGAGCCCCGGTGCTGGGCAAGGGAGGAAGATATCCCAGACACCAGCGCGAACGCCCATAGCCTTGAACTTAGCAGCTGTACGCGGGTCACGATAACCACCGTTAGGGCAATGGTAAATAGTCGAAAGCTCCGGATGCTTGGTAGCCATCAAGCGTACCCAAGTTATCAAGGCAATCTGTTCCCGGTCTTCAAGATGCTTCATGTATTACCCTCAGTTCGGTTAGTGCCTTGTGGATGCGCTCCTTGACCACTGACGGCGGTATCCGGTATCTGCTGGCTACCATATGGATGGTCTGCGGTACACGCCCATCAAGCCCAAGATGTAGGGCAATCATCTGCCGGGTCTCGTCATCCAAAGCGCCTAAAGCCGTCATCAGCGTACCGCCTTCAGACTCAGCAAAGTACTCATCTTCGGCGCTCTGTGTAGATCCGAATATCGCCGTATCACCAAGCACGAGTTGTGAACCTTGTACCGGGGTCTCGATGGATACGGGCTCGATGCCGGATGCCGTGCGGCATATCTCGATGGTCTCGATGGTCATACCGCTACGCTCGGATAGCTCTTCATCGGTCGGTGGTCTGCGGAGTTCCAGTTCCAGAATGACATAGTGCCGCTTGAGTTTGTGCCACTTCACCAAGGCGTGTTCGGCTATCCGGATGGTTCGAAAGTAGTTGCTTTGATACCGTCTAAGCTTCTGGTACAGCCAAGGGTGCGCGTAAGTTGAGAAGCGCAAGCCACGCTCAGGTTCCCACTTTTCGATGGCACGTATCAAGCCCTCGACGCAGTACTGGCAGGCATCGACAAAGTGTTCCTTGTGCTTGATGACCTTGCAAACTTCGCGGATGAAAGCGTAGTTATGGCGGATCATAGCATCAAAGCAATCATCTTTATGGATGTCATGAGACCAGCCGTAATGTAGTAAAACCATCTCGTCGTGAGACAACAAACGCTCCGGTGCCTTCGATAAAGCCCGGAGCGTCTGCCGAATAATGCTGGGTCTTACCTGCACTAAAAGTCCATCTGCTCTTGAACCTGAGCTGATTTGATTCGAGCATCTGCGATGGCTAAGTACTCATCGTTGATATCAATCCCGATGTACTTCCGCCGTTCTTCCATTGATACAAAACCCGTTGTAC